ATCGGTGGTGCTTCACAGAAGCCTATCGCAGATGCTTACCCAAACCACATCACAGTAGAGTTTGGTGTGGGCTATGGTGGAATCTTTAGCAAGTACAAAGTCTTTGAGTCATACGCTTGGATGCACAGCATCTATGCAATGTTTAAGAACCCAACGATGGTAGATGGCAACTTTTATGATGCGGTTATTCCTGGTTACTTAGAACCAGATATGTTTCCATTGCAAGAAAAGAAAGAAGATTACTACCTTTACGTTGGGCGTATGGTAGATCGAAAAGGTTTAGTTGTTGCTCAGCACGTATGCAAGGAACTAGGACTTAAGCTCATTATGGCAGGTCCTGGTAAAGATCCTAAGATTGAATACGGCGAATGGGTAGGACCAGTAGGAGCAGAAGAACGAGCAAAGTTAATGGGTGGTGCTATTGCCCTATTTGCCCCAACGCTCTATATAGAACCTTTCGGTAACGTTGTTATCGAAGCACAAGCCTGTGGTACTCCAACGATTACTACAGACTGGGGTGCATTTACAGAAACTAATCCACAAGGTGTTACTGGATACCGTTGCAGAAATGCAATGGAGTTTGCAGTAGCTACAGAGTGGGTGAAGGACCTAGATCCAGTAGCAATACATAAGAGGGCAGTAGCGTTGTATTCACTAGATGCTATTGCACCACAATACGAACAATACTTTGCACGACTGCTAACTCTATGGGGAGATGGCTGGTATGAGAGGAAATAATGCCAACACTTAGCGATATGATAGATGAGGTTCGCTCATCTTTAGCAGGTTACACCCTGCGTCAAGATAGAATAACCTATCTCAATAGTGCTATAACATCTACTGCCACAGCTATTACTATTGGCTCAAGTGCCAATCTAGCAAAAGGCATTATTGAAATTGATGATGAACTTATTTGGATTGATAACTTTTCACAAGCAAGTAGCACACTCAATGCAGCTCCAGGCTTTGGTCGTGGCTATCAAAACACACCAGCCTCACCACACGCACAGTATGCACAGGTTACTCTTACTCCAACCTTTCCAAAGGTAATGATTAAGAAGGCTATCAATGATGTTATCAATAGCCTTTATCCTAAACTATGGGCTGTTAACTCAACTACCTTTACCTTTAATGCAAGCCAAACAACTTATGCTCTACCTGATGATCTTGAGTCAATCCTTTATATGTCTTGGCAGACAACAGGTTCTAGCCTTGAATGGCTACCTATCAACCGTTGGCGTGCAGATCCAATGGCAAACGTTGCAGCTTTTAATACACAGAACACAGTAAATATTTATGAGAACATCCAACCTGGACGAACAGTTCAGGTCTGGTATGTAACTACTCCAAATACTTTAGATAACAACACAGATGATTATGCAGATGTAACAGGACTGCCTTCCTCATCCGTTGAGGTAGTAATCCTTGGAGCCTGCTACAAGTTACTATCTTATGTAGATGCTGGTCGTATCAACCTAAGTTCAGCAGAGGCTGATCTTAACGATACTAAGATTCCAAGCACAGCAGGTGTTGCATCATCTCGTTATATCTTTGCTCTATACCAACAAAGACTCAATGACGAAGCGCTCAAGCTCCAAGACAAATACCCAATCCGTATCCACTATACAAAGTAAGGCAGATAAATGACTAGACAGTATTCAAGTATTAGCGTTGAGACAACGCTGGCTAGTAGCATCAATACAACTGCTACTACTATAACGCTGGCAACCGGTACTGCTACTGCCCTTATGGGTGGCATTACCTTAGCTAGCGGAAACGTGGACATATTTACCGTAGCTCTTGATGTTGATACAGTCAACGAAGAAATTGTATATGTAACGCAAGTATCTGGTGACACACTAACTATCAGCCGAGGTCAAGCTGGCACGGGAACTGCTGGAGTATCTGGTGTAGCACATACTGCTGGTGCATCAGTTAAACACGTACTGACATCATCTGACTTAATCTTTTTCCGTAACAATGCCTCACCTGTAGCATCCTTTGCTTTCAGCGGATCTACCTCTGGAACTACCACAGTGCAGGCAACTGCAGTTGCTGGTACCAATACGCTGACATTGCCTGCTACAACCAGCGATACCTTGGTGGGTAAGGCAACTACAGATACATTAACCAATAAGACTTTAACTAGCCCAACTATTACAACTCCAACACAAAGACTTACTCTTAATGCTCAGACTGGAACTACCTACACTTTAGTTGCTGCAGATGCTACATATAAATTAGTTACTTGTTCTAATGCTGCGGCAATTACTGTAACAATTCCACCTAGCATATTTACCGCAGGAGATACTATTAACATTCAATCTATTGGTGCTGGCATTACTACATTTGCAGCAGGATCAGGTGTAACTATTACCTCAACTGGTGCTACATCTGCTGCTCCTAACCTACGGGCACAGTTCTCTGCCTGTACTGTTATCTGCACAGCAGCTAACACATTTACGATTGTAGGTGATCTGAGCTAATGCCAATTCTAGGAATTATGGCTTCATCTAGGAAAGTTGCAATCGCACCATCAACAGTTGATTATCTTGTTGTTGCAGGCGGTGGTGGAACTGTATTTACTGGCGGTGGCGCCGGTGCTGGCGGTTATAGAACTGGAAGTTTAGCGGTTTCAGGTTCATTTACCGTAACAGTTGGCGCAGGTGGTTCTGGTAAAACTAACGGACCACCATATACCGCTGCAAATAGCGGAAACAACTCCGTATTTAGTAGCATTACTTCAGCAGGTGGCGGTGGTGGTTCACAAGGTAACCCTGGCGGTGTTTCTGCAAATGGTGCAGCAGGTGGTTCAGGTTCAGGCGCGTGGGGAACTGGAACGGTTGGCGCTGGAAATACTCCTTCTACATCTCCGTCACAAGGAAATGCTGGTGGTGCCGGTGGATCGGGGCCAGCATCTTTTGGTGGTGGCGGTGGAGCAAGTGCAGTTGGTGGCAATGCCAATCCTATAGGCAGTTCTCAAGCTTATGGTGGTGTAGGTGGAGATGGTTCAAGTTCATCTATTACTGGCACATCAACTAGTTATGCTGGAGGCGGCGCCGCTGTATCACAATCTCTTAGCGCTACTTCAGCGGGCGGAACAGGTGGAGGTGGAACAGGTGGTTATTCCAACGGCGCAGCGCAACAAGCGGGAGTTGCTGGAGGAACTAATTTAGGCGGAGGCGGCGGCGCTGGCGGCGGCAGTTCACCCTTTAGTGGAACAGCGGGTGGTTCAGGTGTAGTTATTATTGCTTATCCTGATAGTTCTGCGGCATTAACTTCTATTCCTGGAACATTAACTTATGATCAACCGACAAGAAGCGGATACAGAGTTTACCGCTTTACTGCGGGAACAGGAACGGTGACTGTCTAATGGCACACTATGCATTTCTTGATGAAAATAACATTGTTACAGAAGTTATTGTTGGGCGCAACGAAGATGAAATTGTAGATGGTATTTCTGATTGGGAAACTGCTTACGCAGAAGTTCGCGGTCAAGTATGCAAAAGAACTTCTTACAACACAAGCGCAGGAGTACATACAACAGGTGGAGTTCCATTTCGTAAAAATTACGCAGGAATCGGAATGATCTTTGACGAGCAAAGAGATGCTTTCTATCCCCCGCAACCATTTCCTTCGTGGATACTCAATGAAGATACTTGTCTTTGGCAAGCTCCAGTATCTATGCCTGAACACAATCCATTAACGCAGTTTCCTTTATGGAATGAAGAGACTTTATCTTGGGAGTTATGAGTAAGTTTTTTTAGACCAAATGTTTTTCATATAATGATTAACAATAGTGCTACCAAAATTTTTATCTTCTAGTTTTTGATACTCACCGTCTTTAAGGTATGAATACTCTGCTGCCCAATTAGAACGCTTGAATGGAATAACTTGAACCATAGGCGTTCCTTTTTCAAGAATACCTTCAAAATCATTAGTAAACCAAACAGGAGGCAGGATTTCAAGGTTGTTTTTATCGGTGTCAATAACTGCCGGTATTGCTTGAACTCCGGTTTGACGGTAGCCAAATGGTTGAGTAATCAAACAAGAATAACCTTTAGGTGTGATGATTCTCCACTTGTTCATAAACTTAAAAACTTGTGAATTAAATCCTAGTGGAGTTTCAACTTCATTGGCCTGAAATCCGTGTTGTTCAAAAACAGGCTGGTTTATGCGCCAAGTAATTAACTTACTTAAATCTTCATTTTTAATTTGAACATCAGACCATAGGGGAATGATGTAGCCAGAGGTAATGGCATCTAACATTGGTACGCATTTCTTTGGACCAGCATTAGATGTTAACCCTTGAACAATTAACTTAGTTCCTTTTGGGTTGTCTTTGCTTTTGCTATAAGGAGTCATAGCCTTCCACCAATCAGGAACTGCTTGACTAGCAGGGTATGGGCGATCTGCTACTTCCCAGCCGTATTCATCTTTTGCTTCAAATTTAATAATCTGTTTCATACCCAAAAGATACCATAAGGAGACATAGTGGCCTACGGCGACGACATCACAGAGGGAATCCCCTACGTCCTATCCAACCCAGCAGGATCTACTACCTATATTCCAACTGGTCCTTCCTATGAGGTAGCCTTTGCAGCGCTACCATTTTTTCTTGCCAACTCAGATGAGCAACCTTATCGTCGCGTCACGGCTCAGTATCGCAAGCAACAGATTGACCAAACACGTGAGGCTGGAGAGCAGACCCTGACTGGTTGGTGGCTACGCAGCCAATCATCCTTTCACTTTGGCGCTGGTATTAAATTCTTTGAACCACAACAAGAAGAGTCGCTACGCTTCCAGTACACAGAGTCTAAGGGTGTAGATGTCTGGACCAGAGGCCAGGCAACCCTACTCAATGACACAGCCAGCTTCTATTCAGGTGCTGCTGCTGCACAACTTATCGGTGTCAATGATGGCACCAATGACTGCATCCTAGTAACAGATGGAACTGCGCTAAAGAAGATCACTAGCGCTGCTGTATCTAGTACTTATACACAGGCTGGTACACCAGCAACTATCTTTAGCCTTACTACTAATGGTAAGCAGTACTTCTTTATCAATGGAACACACGTTCACCGAGGTAACTTGGCTGGTACTACCAGCGATACTGAAATCTATAACGCATCTAGCACTACTCGTGCCACCATTCGCTATGTCAAGCAGCGCCTTATTGCAGCTATCGGTAGTGCTATCTATGAACTAGATCCTAATAACTCATCTGGTGCTTTGCCTGCAGCTTTGTTTACCCATCCTAACTCATCGTGGGTATGGTCTTCTATCGCAGAAGGACCACAGGCTATCTACATCTCAGGCTATGATCCTAACGGTACTTCATCATCAGTCTTTAAGATTGGCCTTGATACTGCAAATACAACCACTTTAGGTTTTCCAGAATTATTACCACCTACAGTTATTATTGATATGCCCAATGGTGAGCGCATCAATGACTTTGATGTATACCTTGGTGCTTACGCAGTCCTTGCTACCAGTCTAGGCTTTAGAGTAGGTATTGCAGATACTACTGGAGACATCCAATATGGACCACTTCTGTTTAGAGATGCACCCTGTAACTCTATTGCTTTCAGGGATAGTTATGCCTACATTGCAACCCTTGTAGATGGCGCAGCGGGGCTAGTCCGTGTGGATCTATCTACTACTGTTCTAGCAAACGGCCTGTTCTTTCCTTGGGCTTGGGACCTGATAGCAACTGGTACTACTACCACTGCATCCCAGGTAGCCTTCTTTGGCAACTCAGATAGAGCAGCCTTTACCAATGGCAATAACACTTGGGCTGAATCTACAACGAGTCTAGTAGCAACTGGCTACCTACGTACTGGCTTTATTCGCTATAACACACTTGAGACAAAGATTTACAAACTGATGCAAGCTCGTGTAGATACCACTAATGGTGGCATTAACATTGACTCTATTGACTCGGTAGATACTGAGTATCGTATCGGTACATTCTCACAAGGAGATACAGTTCCTCAAATCAATATCAGTTACCCACAAGCTGCACAAGAGTATCTAGGATTTAAGTTTACTTTGTCTCGTTCTAGTACCGATGCAACCAAGGGTCCATTATTTACTGGTTACCAGATTCGTTCATTGCCTGCAACACCACGCCAAAGACTTATCCAATACCCAGTCTTTTGCTATGACCACGAGAGCGACAAGTTCGGCAATGAGGTTGGCTATGAAGGATCTGCCTATGACCGTATGTCACAACTAGAAGCAATTGAAAATGTTGGTGACACTATCCGCGTTCAAGACTTTAGAACCGGTGAGTCATACCTTGGCATCATCGAAGAGATGGACTTTATGAATAAAACTCCAGAGGATAAAAGGTTCTCTGGTTTTGGTGGAACCTTACTAGTAACGATTCGGACGGTCTAATGCAGGCACAAGACTACGCAACAGTAGCTGTTGCAGTAATGACAATCATAGGTGGCTTTGCTGGCGCTGTGCGCTGGATGGTTAAGCACTATCTTAATGAACTCAAGCCTAATGGTGGTAGTTCAATGAAGGATTCTATGGCTCGTATGGAAGAACGTATAGATGATCTATATAAATTGATTGCAGAGAGATGAGTAACAATGAAGCCAGTTGCGAAGAAAGCCACGCCTGCCGCTATTGCTGTACTTCGACAGGCCACAGCGATATGTCCATTGCGTATGAAAGCATCAGATGGACTCCTACCGTCGAAAGCGCATATCCATCAGAATCCCAACAGTGACCACAACACAGGTTACGCAGTAGATTTAACACACGACAAACTAGGTGGCATTGATTGCATCTTGTTATTTAGTAAGCTACAAGCAGATCCTCGTGTGAGTTATTTGATTTTTCAAGGAAAGATTTGGTCACAAGAAAAAGGACTCCGTGAATATACGGGTTCCAATAAACACAACAAGCATCTTCATATCTCAATCAAAGACGGATGTGGAGATGACACTTCCCCTTGGTTCCCTTGGCTGGGAAAACCAAAGGCTGTCAACAAAGTAAAGGCTGCAATCAAGCCTCTACCCAAGAAGAAGGAGAACCAATGAACAAGAAGAAGTTAGAAGCAATCGCAGCTACGTACCTACGTGCTGGAATTGCAGCAGTAATTGCACTATGGCTCGCAGGCGTAACAGATCCAAAGGCTTTAGCAACAGCAGGTATTGCTGCTATCGCAGGTCCATTGCTCAAAGCAATTGATCCAAAGGCTACAGAGTTTGGTCGTGGGTCTAAGTAACCCATCAGCGCGAGGCAAATAGAAGAGGCTCACCCCGAAAGGGGTGGGCTTCTTTTTTTATGCCATTTTGTCCACAGGACAAGGCACAACTACCAGATTGCCACAGTTAACACAGGTTGCATCCAGGAAGTACCAGACCAGCTCGTAGTCTTCAAAGGTCGCCATAACATTAAATACTTGTGAGCCACACGGACACACGTGAAGTGGTCCTAAACCCCGCAGATCGGTCCCGAAAGGCTCAGGAAGGGCATTCCTACGCCATCTAAAGGATGGCAGGGTTGGTAGACGGAACCGCAGGGTTACTGTACGGTTGCTACTGCCGCGCCCCTTGAGGGCGCCTGCCTGTTTAATTCGCCTCACGGCTCATATGGTAGTGCCTAGTATGTGTCGCTACGCGACGACACGCCGTAGTAGTGATAGCCTTCCAGTATGACAACAATCGCGGCACTTGAGGGTATTGATTACGCTGTTCTAGTAGCTGACTCACAGATCACCGAGGACAACCTAGTAACTTTTGCAACATCCACGCCGAAGATTGTTGAGGTGGGTAAGTATCTCTTGGCGATATCAGGTGATACCAGACCTGGTGACATCCTTGCCTATAACTGGAAACCTCCGGTGTACAAAGGTGAAGAGCCTGCACAATTTATGGGAAAGAAAGTTATACCCAGTATCAACCAAGCATTTACAGACAACAACTACGACTATAACAAGGCGGACAAAGATGGTGGCTTCGATTATCTCATTGCTTTTAACGGCAATATCTTTCGTATTGCTTGTGATCTCTCTTTTTTCCAAGCAAATCACGGAGCG